GCTTCATCTGTTCGGTATAGCGGCGATTTACTGACAACATCATATCCCACTCTTTCTCAGTGGCTCCAAGGGCATTCTTTTGCTGTTCCATAACAATGGCAACACGCTCTTGGGCTTTTGCCCATTCAAAAGAACTTCCTGTGAGGATATCCAAGCCCTTTGCGTGTATTCGGTTTTGTACTGTCGCTTCTTTTACGATGGATCCCCACTGTCTGAAGTTTCTGGTATTCCCTGCAGCACCAGACATGAAGGCTTGGGTGATTTCGATAACATCACCACCTATGTCCTTAAAAGCTATGAGGTCTTGGATAAATTCTGCTGTCTCTGCTGCAAACGCAGCAGCCTCTTGAGTCGAGGCCCCCAGTCCGTAGGCCATATCACCGATATTTGCCAACATATTTTTGGCACTGCTTGAAGCAAGCCCATAAGAATTGACTAACACATTGACCGACTCAGAGGCTTTGGAGAATCCTTCGAACACAGTGATAAATTTCTGGGTCACCTGCTCGGCTTCTGCCGCCGCCAATGAAGATTCCTTGAATCCCTGGGTGACCAGCTGAAAAGTCTTTCGGATGGCATAGACAACTAACTGTGCCGATACGAAATTCTTCACTAAATTTTTAATCCGCGTGGAGGTACCATTTGCCGATTGCGATAAACGGTCGTGTTCAGTTGAAAGCCGACGATACTCTTCGGATAATTTCTTAATCTCCTGCGGATCTCCACCAGAGAGAACAAGTCGTTGCCCTTCAGCTGAGATCATAGACATCTTCTTACTTACCGCTTCAAGTTCAGTTCCGAACAGGGAGATGGCATCACCTTTAGCCTGTACATCTGTAATGAATTTATCCGATGAAAATGGATCGGTGGACCGATCATCGGTGGGGATGTTGGCATAGTACTCTTTGACTGCTTTCGTCATATTCTGAGTGACATCGGCCATTTCCTTCAATCGATTCAGTGCATCTCCACTGGTCAACTTTCCCAGTGGACCAGTAGATCCATTTTCACTGATAGAAGACCCTTGCCACCCCTCGGAGTCCTTAGCCACGGCTTTGAAAACTTTCCCCAAGTCGTTTGTCTCATTCTTAAACGCTTTTAGAGCATCGCCACTGGCAAGCGTAGCATTCCTGTTCCGGGCCATTACTGCAGCCACTGCATCGAGATTTTTGGATTTCAAGGCCTGACTGAGTGTGGCTCCTTCCATTCCGAATTGCTTAAGAGAGGTGTTGGCTTTGTCTATCTCCGAACTGAAATTCTGAGTTTCAGCGATGAATTTGATACGGACATCAGCCATCAGTCTTTCTCCTCAAGGTGATCTCGATTTTTGTACCACCAGGATTCGTATTTCGATTCCTCGCTCTCCAGCAAAACAATAATGTCTATGACCGTTTTTCTTTCGTTCATGAATCCGCTGCCATGGGGAAGTCCGCAGCTCTTAAATAACTTGAATAGGTGGAAGCATGCTCTAAGAAACGGAGTGTCCTGATCGTTGATCTCTTGCTGCGATGGCATTTCCCAGACCAGAACTTCGGTGCCATCGGCATTGGTTGAGGTGAATCCAGGCATGAGATGACCCATACCTGAAAGTCTTTCAAAGATGTCCACCGGCTCACCAAGCAGCCCACGTCGTGCCGCCTGGTAGCCGCAGATCAGTTTTTTATTTCACCCTCATCAAGGTCACCAGCGATAAGCAGATGGACTGCAATATCCTGGACAATCTGTTGTGCCATAGGGGATCCGTATGCGTCCAAGACTTCATCAATCGTCATCTGCCGATCTTCTTCCGGATGATCCAGATTATGGAGGCTTCGGACTTTATTCTTCACCACATTCGCAAAATCTGCGTATCCACGCCCTTTCGAGTTGGATGAGAAGTACTGTTCACGCTCAGCGGCCAATAGGTGATCACAAATCACGTAGACCTGGTCTTTTTCATCAAGTTCACGGTTTCTCACCATGACTGGTTTGTTTTTCTTATCACGATCGCCCAAGTCAACTGCGAAGTTCACCACATATTTGTGACGGATGTTGGGATTCGCTTTATCACCATTGAAGACGCCTTGTGCCTTAAGTTTCATATACTTCCCTTTAGATACGGTACCGGGATCACCGATTTTTTCTATCGGACTTACAACAGCGTCCTTCCCGGGAGAACGCCGTTTGGATTACATTCCTATACCGCTACTTCCGTGTGCCATGGACCGATGTAATGCAGCGATTTCATGCCTTCGTCACTCTGTGCACATTTGGAATAGTTGAAAGTCAAGGAACTGACGCTGCCGGTGTTCGCACTGGAGTTGCGTGCAGTAAGAATCGCCGGGAAAATATCGATATCGACAATGTCACCCTCAACACATTCCCGTGCATCGTAGTGAATCATAATGATAACCTTGCCATGCTCGATCTCACTGATCGTGACAATATCAGCCGACCCGGCAGATGCCGTCGCTTTCGCGATGCGATCGAACTGCAGAAGCAATTTTTGCGCAGCGGTCTGTGAAGATGTTCCCCGTTTGTAGTAGCCACTAATGCTTCCTATTTTCGATACCAAAGAATCGGAAACACTATCGGCTTCATCATTCTCATCGGTGGAAGCATCCTGCACACCTTTACTGGCGTCATCACCTGTATCCCGCACGAATCCCAAGAGATCTTTGGTAAGTGGAATCACGCTATCCCCAACTGCCAGAGCTGTCTCCTTGGAGCAGATAAATGGATTGAAAATTGCAACGGGGATGGCTGAACCGGTCTCTGCACCCGCTATTGCATAGTAGAATTTTCCTTTCTCAATCTTCGGGCTGGCATCACTGCTGCCAACAAGCGCTGTCTCTTCAGTCATCAGGTACGCAAGTTTGTTTCTTCCGGTCCTGCCTTTAGTGTTACTCATCGTCATCCTCCATGGTATCGATGATAATTTCCAATACGACCAGCAATCGTTCATGCTCGAAGCCATATTGTTTTTTTTGGACGTCCACGTTCACCACCAATCGGGTAATTCCGATAGACAATCCATTCAAGTAGTTGATCAAATGGTCTTTGTATTTATGGATGAGCCGGGTATCGGTATCCAACAGTAGTAAATCGAATCCAATTGAAATCAATGTAGTATCCCAATCGGCCTGATACACTCCGTCTCCCACTGAATCAATCGCCAAGCACCGTTTGCCTTCAATGAGCTTCTGACCGTCATTATGGAATTGATCGATTGAACCAACTCGTAGTCCAGCGGTATTTGTCGCTGCGTTCATGGTGGACAGATACTCATTGAGACCGTTCTTTACCAGATTGTAGGTTTTTGCGATGATCCCGTAAGTATCGGTCATCTCTTGCCGCCAGAGAGCTTGAAGTCCTGTTCTATTCGGGAGTCAATCTCTTGAATCGATTGAGTTATTGTACCTTGTACTGCAGGTGGGATCTTAGTCATCATAATATGCGTTCCTGGTCTTTTTTTTCCGTGATTGATTACATCGTTCTCGTAAAGGTTCAGCGGATAGGCAGAGAAAGTGGCAACTTTGGTAAACGGATGCCTTACATTAAGTGCGAATTTCACCATACGTCTTCCTTTTCGGTCCACTCGACCTGCCTTGGTCATCATGGTGAATGCCGGACCACGACGAATCGTTCTTCTTCCGTTTTTGTCCTTGTACATCCTGATCCCATATCGGTTGGCAATATTCAGTGAATTTGGATTGTTTGTCGAATAGGTACGGTTGAAGAACCGACCGTATGCAACCTTCCGTGAACCAGAGGATATTTCAGATACCAAAGCCGCTCCATATTGAGGAACTTTTGAACGCATCCTATCTATCGCCTGTTGCACTTCAGAAGCATCAACCAAGACATTCATCCGCATGATACCGTTCTCCTATTCCAGCATATCCTCGTCAAAACCCACGCCAACATCGATCAACATATCCTCACCATCACCAGGTATTACCTCTTCTCCTATTCCATACAGAAAGAATCTGATGGGATCGGTACCAGTAGTACATAGGATCCCAAACCGCGATTCATCGATCGTAACGGTTATATTCTGATACTCTTCAATGGGAATGGCTGGAGGGAGGGATATCGCAGAGATAAGGATACTCCGATTTTGTGCCGGTAGATCTGTGAGCAATTGCTTGTCTACCTCTTTACGTTTCCATGCCCGTCCCTCCAAAACCGAGACTGGATATTCAACTCCCCCATGGCCAATAGTCACAAGAACTCCATTGTTTCCCGTTGAGAATTCTCCGTGAGCGATGTTGTATGCCCATTCACGAGTGTTGTTTGCCATAGTAATTTCGTTATGCGCTTACCAGCACGTTGGCACTCAACCAAGTATCGAGTGATATCGGCTGTACCAGTGGAGCCATTTTCATGGTTATAGCCGCTTCCGAGGAATCACCTTCAGCTCTGGTCACGAACACACTTCTAGATCCTGGGATGTAGCCAGGCAGACCATTTACCGGACCTTCGGTTGCTGCATACGACATGCGGCCAAGATTATTGTTATTGGCCATCACCAATGTACCTGCGGGGAACAGTTCTGTCACAGTCCCTTCATTATCATAGGATTCTGCGTATACCAAAATCTGAATGAACCCCACACCGGGAATCCGGATAAAACCACCGTCAGTCACTCCACCGAAACCATCAAGATTGACAGCAGTCAGTTTGCCAAAATCGTAGTTCCTCACATCCATCATTTTCTGTACACCAGGATCGTTGACGATTAGCTCATGGACATCTGGGGATACAATGATCTCGTTCGGTAGCATACCGCTCTTCTTGCGCACCAAGAACATCCACTTCTTGAGGTCCCCCAGGATCGAAACTCCGGTACCGCCAGTGGTATTCCACTTTACGGTGGGTTTGACCCCAATCAGCTCAGAATCTGTGCCGAATACTATGTAGGAGCCATCGATCATTTTTACCTTTCCGGTAATCAAGAGCTCAGATGCCTGGAGTTCCTCGGTACGGCTGAAACGATCTTCGATGTGGTTCTGTTTTTCGGCAAACACCATCAAAGCTTTGGTCGTACTATCGTAAGGATTTTCTAACGATTCTCCAAAGGAGAACTTCGTCAGATCCTCAGCGGTGATTGCCGATTTTTCCGAAAAGTAGGGAGCTTCATAGATCGATCTGGCATGGCCATCACGCGCCAAAACCTCTATTGGCCCTTCGCCTCTACGGATTTGGGTAGAGACCTTGCGACCTTTACGCATGGTCTCTATGGTGATGAATGGAAATTTCGAGACAATCGGGGCATTACCGAAGTATCTGTCCCGGAGGAACCGGTTGATAGGGAACGCCTGCTTGTATTGGGCGTGCACCTTCACTAAACCCCTGGTTGTAGCAATATCATAACCCATGATAACTCCTTAGATTTCGTCCTGTACATCCACGAGATAGATTCCCAGGGAGCGCAGTGTATCTTTGTGATTCTCCAGTGTGACACCGGGAATGACCGAAACAGCGTTTTGGTCGAACTTTCCTTTGAGGTAGACGAATGAACCAATCGATTCGCTTGCCTCGACATCAACAGGATTTCCGAGAATCCCATAAGGGATATCACATCCATTGACTGCTTCTGGATTGAACGCACCGAGTTGTCCATTTCCCGCCGCGAGCGTGACGTCAAAGGCATCGCCAACGACGAACTTCGTGGCTCCATCCTCAACAAGTACAAACTTGATATGCTTAGACCACGTATCGCCGATTGTTGCAGTCCCCAACAGGTACCCATCGGGATCGTACACTTCAAAGGCTCCCGCGACAGTTCCTTCAGCTGCAAACGCTCTGGTTATCACAATGGCATACGTCCCGAGCTTTGCTTTCGCCTGTAAGGGAGCAGTGGCATCAAGGGTGAGCGTACCAGTTCCCGTATTAGCACCATCGACGCCAGCTCCGTTCGAGATTTTCGAAACAGTGCCCTTCGTGATTTTTCCCATCAGAGCCCCTGTAGGGAATTGTTTGTTGATAGGATCCGCCGCAATGGTTACCTTTCTGGTAACGAGTCCCCCAAGGGTATCGAGAAGAAGATTCCCATGGGAGATTGTGAGTGTTTCTGTAAATCCCATACATTACTCCTTGTTCATGCCCTTCTTTTGGGCGTGTATTGCAGCAATTGCTCGATTTGCTGCATTTTCAACCTGCATCTCTCCAGTCTGGATAACCGGTTCAACAGGGTTGATTTCCGAACTTGCCGATTCAGCGGCAATGTTGGCCAATGACGAAACTACTGCGGGTTTTGCGGGACCTTTTTTTGCCGATTCCATCTGTTTATCCAGAATCATCGACTTGGCTTGTTCAATGCTTTCGCCCTGCTGTATCGCCTGTTCGATTACTTCAGTACCGAACTCAACCTGCCTGAGTGCCGATAACATAACGATGCGTGTTCGTTCTGCGGTCACTCCTTCGTGTCTTCCAGCGGTAAATCCAAGTGCGCGACCCTCTTCGACCAATATGCTGGCGAGTTCGGGGTGTTGTGCCCTTAGAGTTTCGATGGTGAGAACCGTTGTCTCTGTTGCTTGTCCCATCACTACACCTCCACCCCCTGCAAGAGAGGGTTTGATTTTATCGACGCAGGCATCGAAGTCCGAGACAATCGTATCGATCATCCCTTTCTCCATTGCCTCAACAGCATGGAAGGTCAGACCCTGACCAAACCGTTCTATAACGTCTTCCGAGGAGACTCCCCGGTTATTTGCAATTTCTCTGATAAACAATTCTTCAAGGGTGTCCAAGCTTGATTGGATTTCCTTGCGTCCTTCATCTGTATGTGGATCAAGCGCTTTTTTCGCAGCATGCCTAGAACGCATTACCGTCTCGCTGATTCCGATTTTCTCCATTTGTCTGGAGTCGTCGACGATATGGACTAAAACACCGATGCTACCGATCGTTGCCTGTGGTGATGCGAACACCTGGGTGGCTGTCGATGCCAGAAGATAGGCAGCGGAAGTACAATAACCTTCGGTATAAGCATAAATGGGTTTAGAGCATTTCTTAATACTTTGGGCTAACTCGACAAGGCCGTTGATTGCTCCTCCAGGAGAATTGATATCTAGTAGGATGGCTTTTGTAGTTGGGTCTTCATCCAGTTTCTCAATCTGCCTGGCTAAAACCTTGTAGGGAATTCCCCACCACCCATGTCCCAACGTACCTTCAATAGTTATGATCCCGATTCCATCTGCAGTAATGTTTCCACCGAACCATCTGGCATTTGACCTGTCGGCCATGATTCCCGTTTCCCGACGAATTTCGTTGTAGGCATGTTCGTTGATAGCGAGGTATCCAAAATCATTCATGGTCTTCCTCCTCATCTTGCGAGGGTTTGGAGGCTTCATCTTTGTTCATCAAGTGACCCAACCCGGAGACGATCATACTGTTCTCTTCTACGAGTCGATCCAAAACAGCTTCCCATTCATGACCGAATAGTTTACGGGCTTCGATTTCGTGGGTTGAGAGGTGATTGGTAATGGCGTTGACCGATGATTCTACACTTTTGCGCGGATCAACATTCAACACAGCTGGTCCATGCCACTCAGTGGAGCACCATGCTTTGCGAACAATGGGATTCTCAAGGAATCCAGGACAATTGATCAAATTCTGTTTTACCAGCAATTCAACAAACTGTTCATAGACTGGTTGGCAATATTTATATGCCCACTCATTCGCTGCGATTTTCCAACCTCTGGCGGCGTCTTGGACAGACGCTTGAGATGCTGAGTAGGAACTGTTGAAGGATTTGATCAGTACTTCGTATGGTATGCCCACTGCCATGCCTACCAATTTGAGTTGGGCCTCCATGAACTTCCAAAACTCAGCGACAGGAGCTTTGCTTTCAGGTAGACTAGCCTTCTGCCCAGGAGCAAGGTTCCATACTAATCCAGGTCCCATAGTGATTGCTGTACCGTCAGAGGGAACTTCGTTCGGGAGAATGTTGCCCTCAGCATCCTCTCGATGCCAACTTTCAGAACGGGATGATTCAGTGAGTCGCAGCAGAGGATCATCGGGAACATGTTCCTCATGATTCTCCGCTGTCTCAATGAACAGGGTCATGTACGACTGAAGAATGGCCTTGGTTAATTCTGCTTCACTATAACGACCCATTTGGATGATAGGTTCCGCTACCCGCGATAAGATTGAACGGCCACGTCGCTGACCAGGAAACACTTGACCAAGCATGACAAGATTGTAGGTAAGGCGGCGGGTGTGTGATCCAAACTTAGCTACCCTGGTTATGGTTTCAGTCGCCAGATCATCGCCGACCACTGCTACGTGAAAGGCTGTTTCCCGGCCTGCTGTATCGACCTCAACGCCACCGGCAAGTCTCTTTGAGTCGCAATGATAGGGGCTTTTGACATTGCTGCCAGCGATATTCTGGACTTGAGGAAGATAGATGTTCCCGAATTTGACGATCTTGATGTGTTGTAGCATATCGCCACACGATGAAGCATTGACATAGGCTTCACGTTGCAGAGATCCGAAGGTCTGCTTATGATAATGGTCGCACAGTTCCGGTGAGTTGGCCCAGATTGCCCAGTAGGTTTCGATGATGCGTTGGGTCTCTGCGATTTGCTCTTTTGGGATATTAAGTATCCGCTGTTTCACATATGACTGTGGCGATAAGCCAATACCGATCGCTCCATCCACCATTGCGTTGATGATTCCCGCTGCTATAGAATTCTCGAAATATAACCCATTGGATCGTTGCTGAGCAGCTGAAACTTCAGCTGATATGCCTAGGTTTGGATCGGTAGAAAAAAACGGATTGTAATTCTTGGTCTGTTGATTATGTCCCCGCTGATGATAGATGCTCTCTGCACTTATCTGTAGGATTTTGCGAGCTGCTATGCGTTTGGCGCCTTGTACAGGATTGAAGGTGCTCACCATACGGTCAATGAGATTTGGTTTCATCGGCACCTCACATGAACAATACGACGTGTTCCGGTATACAGAACACGTTCAAGGCGGTTGATTTCCTTTGAATAGTATTTGATATTTGCAAGGATCTCCTGGGGAGTAGCTCGCTCAAGTTTACGAAGCATATCTCCATCACCAATTGAATACGATTTACCGCCAGTTGCGACATTTCTCTCAGCCTCTTTCCAGAGAGCAAGGCTTTGCTGAGCTTCGACTAGTTGCTGGCTATAGGTCGTCGTGTTCATGCTAATAGTTATGCATTTTTCAGGCTGTATCGCAAGTGAGAAACGCTTTCTATGCCCTACTTATGGTGTTATATAGAATTATATATTGCTTAATACGCTATATATGGTGTATTATGTAAAGGAGAGGTGCCCATGTCAAAAAGGAAGATTATCTATCTGATCCACGACTTGTGTGCTATGACCCAAACCATAAGAGGCGGGCAACGAAACCTATTGGCATACATGGGTACAATTGGGTGTCGGATCGATAAGAACTCCCTCAAGGCTCATATCAGTGATTCAGCAATAGAGGTCCGGCAGTTTGAATACATGTTCATCTCTGATGACGGACACAGGATTGTAGTCGAGGAACTTTTCGAATGAGTGGGGAGTTGGTCTCACAAGCTGAGTTCGCCCGACGGATGCAAGTGAGTAAATCCCAGGTTACCCGGGCAATTCAAAGTGGTCGCATCGCTTTTTATTCAGGAACAAGACAACTCGATTTTGTTGTAGCGAGCAAATTGTGGGAAGAGAACCGTTCTGATTATCTGGCTGGAACTGGCAGGGCAAATAATAGAAAAGTCCCCAATATCGGGAGAATTCCTAAGCTACGACAAGTTCCGGAAGTCGAGAATCTCAATAACTTTCACAACAATGATAATGAGGAAGAATCCAATGACGAGACCCTCAACACACAGAAAATTCGAAAGACCAAAGCTGAAGCAGAACGGGTTGAGTTGAAACTTGCTCAGGAACGTGGCGATCTTATCGCAAAGCAGGATGTTTTATCTGTTTTCTTCACCTTCCTCGTAGCATTGAAAAACAGTGTGCTTGCCACTCCTGACAGGGTGGTCGGCGATATCCATGCTGCCATTGAACAGTGTGGTGACAATTTCCCCCTCTTGAAAGCTAGAGTCTATGACATTCTGAGATCCGAGCATAATCGTACTCTGGATGATATCGAGGGGATGTTGAAAAAGGCAGCGACAGAGGTAGATAAGATTGCTGACAAATATCGATAGAACCACTAAAAAGCAAAATCTCAAGGGTAAAAAGCCCTCCTTGAAAGAACGGAAGGATCGTTCTTGGCTCACCAAACAGTTTCTTGAGGCGATGAAACCTGCTCCTCTTTTATCGGTGTCAGAGTTCTGCGATGCAAATCTTATGTTGCCGACATCCAATGCCGAGAGTGGGAAGTATCGGACCAGTCGTACTCCCTATATGCGTGAGCCCATGGATGCAATGGGGCCTTCGAGTCATTATCGGAAAATTACCTTTCGTGCTGGAACCCAGGTTGGTAAAACTCAGTTGATTCTTAATTGTATCGATTTTTATGTGGTGAATATGCCTTCTCCCATGTTGTTTGTGTTTTCGAATGACGGAGAAGGCAAGAAGATGGTCAATACGCGTATAGATCCAATGGTCGCCTGCAATGAGCAGCTTCGAGAACGCATTTCCAGTCCAAAGCGGGGAAGTAGTGGCGATACTGATAAAATGAAACTATTCCCTGGTGGATTTCTGTCCATTGCTTCTGGTGAGTCGCCAGCTTCATTGCGATCGCTTCCCTGCCGAATTGTTTACTTGGATGAGGTCGATGCGATGCCAGACAATATCGGCGGTGAAGGAGACCCGATTGAACTCGCCGATAAGCGGACATCGACGTTTAGCGGTAGAGAGAAGATATTTATCTCCTCCACTCCGGTGAACCAGAATAGCAAGATCATTCGAGAGTATGATGCAACAGACCAACGACGGTATTTTGTTCCGTGTCCCTATTGTGGCCAGATGCAAATTATTGATTGGAAACGTATTCGGTGGGATGCTGAGGGTACTCATGTCAAAGAAGCCTGGTTGGAGTGTGAAAATCCTGACTGTAAGCGAAAGATACGTAACCACGATAAGACTACCATGTTGGAGCGGGGTGAGTGGCGACCAACAAATAAGAAGAAAACTGATCCTACCGTTATAGGGTATTGGATCAATGGGTTATATGCTCCAGTTGGTTGGCAGTCTTGGGAGAAATGTGTGACATCGTTTCTTGTTGCCACCGAGAGCAAGGATCAGGATAAGCTCACGGCTTTCTATAATGGTATTCTTGCCGAACCTTATGAAGCGGCCAGTGTTCGCCCTGATTTCCAGCTGCTATATGAGCTATCCAAAGGGAGTAGATACTCCCGGGGTGAGATTCCCAATGATGTATTGGTATTGACCAGTGGAGCGGATGTCCAGGAAAATCGTATTGAGGTGGAGCTTAAGGGATGGTGTCGCAATGGGCGCTCCCGTAGTATTCAATATTACATATTCCTTTGCCCTCCAGGATCCACCACCAAGGATCTCAACAATCCTGTCTGGGATGAATACGATAGGGAGATTCTTAACGGGGTGTTCATCCGGGAGGATGGAGTTCGGTTGCAGCCTGCTGCCAATGCCATGGATAGAGGATGGAATACCAAGCAAGTCAACGCCTTTTGGATGCGGTTGAACAACGATCGATTTCATTTGGTGCGTGGTAGTGATATCCTGCGCTCTCAAATATCTTCAGTGAAGGAAGACAAAGGTGGAAAAGATAGGGATGGTAGAACCAATCAATATAGGGGAAGTGCCTTCAAATACTTTGATGTTGGTTCATCGGTGCTCAAGAGTGAGGTCTATCATTATTTGCAAATTAGAGAACAGATAGGATCTGATGGAAATTTCATCACAGACACTCCGTTTGTAATGCAGTTCCCCAATGATTACGATGATGAGTTCTTTCGGCAATTGACAGCTGAAGAATATAAACCACCCACTGGGAAATCGAAACACGGAGTTTGGCAAACAATCCGAGAGCGCAATGAAGCATTGGATTGCAATGTCTATAATCTGGCAATGTGGTACAAACTCGACCTGTATCGTTTCACCAGCCGTGAGTATGACGAAGTAGAAAGAAAGCTTGCTGCACAACCCAAAATGCTCCAAGAGAAAAACAGCAAGGTCTCAAAGCAGAGAACCGGACGATTGATATCGAAAGGATTGGTGCTATAGCAAGTGCTTTTTACAACTACTTGAAAAATTGTTATCATACATTGAGAATTTCTTAATGAAAATTTTTCTGGAAGGACCCTTCAATGATTTAACGAAAGTGGAGTTTGTAATAGAAACCGTCTCATCAAAACTCTTTTCAAGATGAAAGTTAGATTACATTGGGCTTTTCCATTGACTATGAAAGAACTGATATTTCTCTGATTCTACCCTTGGATTATGCGCTCTTAAGTTCTCATTCACTTTGACATTTTTCACTATCAGATCATGATATTGGCCTAAACTCTGGATGTTGAGTAGCTCCTTCGATAAATTCCGATAGATAACAGACCAGGATTTCCTGTTTCTCATTTGCGAAACTACATTTAAGAATCTACTTGATTCGAGATTGTTCGGGATAGAGGGCAAAGAGAAAACCGACCCTGCTGAATTAAGATTTGTTACGATCTTTGAAATTCCATCACCCTGTAGAATTGGGAGTCCATAGGTTCTTCGAATTTCATTAAAAGTAGAATGTAATTCACGCTCAATTTTCTCCTTTTTTCTAGAAGCTGTAGAATAGTCCTCTTCGTCAAATAGGTTCCGAAGGACTCCAAATTGTTCTCTTGCTTCCACAAACTCTTTTCTGTCTCTTAGGTCAAAAGCATACGCGATAATTGAGGAAGGATCTTTAGTTGCAGATATTATATAGGTTAAGAAATTTGGGACACTAACCGTAATTAAGCTACTTCTGGCTTGATTAATTAGTATGCTAATTTCTTCACTTATTTGTTTAGAAAAACGGTTTAGTACTTCTTGAATATAATTTAGAGAATAAAACTTGGTCTTCTCAAGATAATAAAGTTGAAAATTTTGTCGAATCGGATGAAGGAAGCTGTCTGCCTTTAAATATTCGGCAAAGGAAGTATAATAGATACTCTTATAACTAATCCAGTTTAACGCAGAAATAAATCCTGATAACCCAGTAGTTAGACCTCCTGTCTCACCATTTCCCCATTTTGCGTTTGGAATTCTATAACCAGTATTCGAAATCTCTTCGCCCATTTGATCAAATAGTTTGCATGCTTGATTGCGAGAGGCTCCCGAATTTTTTATCTCACCTAATTCTGAAAATATCTGATGGCATACCTCGCTATATTTTTTAAATTCATACCCTCCTTTCTCTCCCAGCATTTTCAAAGTCAAATAGTAGATGCTATTAGAGATATCCCACGTACATTTTATGTTGATAGACAATATTCGAAAAAATTCTCTAAATGCCTCATCTGTGAATTCTCCACCAGAGATTGTAGGGTAGTAAAAATCTGCTTTTTCTAATGACTTTTCTAATATTTGATCACCATTGAATTCTTTGGGGTCTAGAAAACTGAGATAGTGAAACTCCTTCTTCCGGGATTCTGAAAATTCATCGATGTAATCATCGATTGCTATCCATTCATTATAAAATAGTATTGCGCTTATGAAATTTTCAAATGCACAGATATCACCGTCAATAACTGATTTATCTCTTACTTCAATTTGACCAAGTATTCTTTGAACTGAACTCAATGTTGAATGGTCTATCAATGCAATACTCATCATAACGCTCCTAGGTTTGGATTTTTAAGAATATTGCCCATAGTCTATGACAGATTAATAAAAATTGCCAATGCAATTCAATTTATATACGTTAAATGAAATTAATGAAAAGATATACTTTTCCTAAATTGAGATTCTATAAAAATGAACTAAGCAAATTTTTCTAACCTTACAGGTGTTGGTTTGAATGAAACCTACCATAAAAGGTAGGTTTCATGATCAGCAGCTCCTGGGTCAGACCTTCTCAATTTTACTAATCTCAGCCGCTTTCCTTTCTTTTAATCTCTCCTCTTGATAATAGCGAAGCAGATCTTTGACTTCGGCAAGTTCAAAAGCCTGTGAGATTATCATCTCCCGTAATTCCTGTTCAGTTCGATACTTCATGTGAAGCTCCTTGCTTTGTATTATGTATTTCGATCAAATTGAGTTCGACAGAATTCCTTTTAATCCCCATCTCGCGAAGAGATCGTAAAGTCTGATAGCCTTTGTAGGTGGTTGATGGATCGAGTTCTGCAACATGGCAAACTATTTCCATGTACCTTCTGTGATTTCTGAAAAATCGGACTGCAGACCAATATTCGTTATCATCGTTTGAGAAGATATCCTCATATGCACGTTCGATAGTCATTCGACCTATCTGCCTGTAACAGGACCGTAAAGCGTTGCTCAGCATATTGTTCTCCCAGGTTTTCGTCTTCGGTATGATTCCCAGTCCATTTCAAATGCTTTACCATCACCTTCTACAATTCGTTCATAGGTGCTTCGCCCAATCGAATTTATGACACCCTTGATAAGCACACCGTCCTTTACTTCGTCGCTTCTTCCTGCATTGGTGATCATGATTGTGGGGAGGAGACGGTTGTACCGTTCATTGATTATGCGGAATAAGTTGATTACTTCAGTCGCGCTTCCGTAGGATTTATCCACCTCATCTATGATCAGATAATCAAATCGAGCATACTTCTCGATAATGCTAGAGACTCCATGATCATTGAAGGCTTGGCGAATCTCATCAAACAGTTCGAGGGATATTACATATCGCGTAGTTTTTCCTTGCTTGATATGGTATTGCATAGCTGCAAATGCCAACCGAGTTTTTCCCGTCCCATTTCTTCCATAGAGAACAACCGACCCTCCGGATCGTAAGGCATCGATAATCTTAATCTGTTTGGCAGCAACCTCACTATCTTCACTCAGCTCGAAATTGTCAAAAACAGAATCAACGAATCTTTTAGGAATAGCGGTAAGTTGTTCTGTAATAAATTCATGATGTTTTCGAGCTGTTCTCTCCTGTTCAATCCGGGTATACTCCTCATCACTTTGCGTAATGATTCCATCGAATCTAGCCAAAGTTTCTTGAATGGCTTTACCTGCATCTACAATCATTTCACTCATAGTTATAGTCCTCCACTGCTACTTCTGGCCCGCTTTCGGTTCTGAACATCGGTTTATGAACATGTGGTTTCCCGCGAATTTTTTCGGGGAACAATCCTTGCCATCCGTTCATGATTGACTGCTGTATGCATTCAATTCGAGCAAAGTCGTCTGGAAGTTTAGCGAGTTGAGTCAATGCAATAGCGATAGCTCTCTCAGTCATCGGCTTCTTGATATCTTTTCTATGCTCCACATACAGGTGCAAAGCTTCCTTGAACTCTCCTTGAGGTATAAGAACAAAGGGATCTGGTAATTCAATTTCAGAAGTCGATGGAGAGCTGGTCCCCCCATTTGGATTGGAATCTATATCAGGATGTTTCTCTGTATCCAAATGCAAATGAGAGTGTGAATAGTTGGAGAGACTAGTAAGGGTCTTGGAAGCCCCTTCTAGATCCTTTAGTCCATATTCCTTGAGTATTGAATCCAATGGATATTTATAGTTGGTAGAAATCACCGTTTGAAGTACGCTTTCTGGCAGATTTTTCAAAATGGTATCAATTCCTTTCTTCACATTGCTATGACCATCCCAATGCTGGTGTTTTGGCCAATTGGGCAAGATCATATATCCATATCGGTAGTAAGACTTACCTTCGGCTTCAAATCGCCTGAGCACCTTTTTGATTGCTGTTTCAGTCATACCCGTGTCATAGACCATCCGTTTAAGAGTCGTTTGGTATATTCCTGCAATATTTGTCAGCGGATTGGTCATGAGATAGAGATAGAAAAATTTCTCTGTTGGACTCAATTGCTGAACCCAAGCGTCATCCCAAAAGGATGTTGAGATAAACCGTTGTGTTGCCATCATTGGGCTCCTTCGGTGTCTGCATTGTAATTATTTGGGGCTTCACTAAAACTACGGGCTCTGTCAGTTTTAACATATTTGCTCTCATTGCCTCGTACATGCTCGATTCCGTACGCATCTGCAATCTCCCTCATCCTTCTGAGAATAGTACCGTCCATTGGTTCAAGACGGCTGTTATGAAGGTAGAGGATATTCCTGACTTCATCACAGATTACCGGTCCAAATTTTTTCTCTCCGATTGGCCATCTTTGTACAGCTCTTCTAACGGCCTCGGAGCAGGTCATTTCTTTTTGAGGATTATTCATATTCAATACCTATGGAACTGGGTCGATTATACTTCCAAGATCCCTTGTTTAACTGTCTAGATTAGAAAGGTATGTCATCGTCGAAACTTTCTGGTCCAGGAGGGTACACTTGCTGCATGTGATTCGATTGTATGCCACGGGCCTGTGAACGATGGTCAGTCTGCCGGGAATCTCCGAGAAGTTGGATTTTCTCAACAATAACTCCAATTTTTGACTTGTTCTGGCCATCCTGTTCCCAACGCTGCTGTTTGATGGATCCACCGACGGAGACCTGTTTACCTTTTACCAAATGTGGGTGTAATGCCTTTGCCAATTTGTCCCAGACGGTACAATCAATGTAACTCACTTCATCTTCGCGCTGATTATTTCGTACGATCTGCTTACCGATAGCAATGCTGAACATACACAATGCTGTACCTGTCTGGGTATATTTCAATTCAGCATCACGTGTGATCCTCCCAATAAGCATGACCGAATTCATATCATTTGCCATGGTGATGCTCCGTAATAAACCATTGGGGGATCAGAACTTTTTGCTGCTCGGTGAGGCTAAGAAATGAATCCTTCGTTCCACGGTAGAATACTACTAATCCCCGAATGAGTTCTTCATCGTAAGTGAAGTTTGAGTACTTGCCCTGGGTTTCAATCGCAAGCATTACCCCTTCGACTGGATCGAAGGGCAATACATGGAAAAAGCCATATTTCATTTGGTTAGCAATGTAACTTGCTCTTGTCTTTATCAGCTTGGGGCAGGGATCGAGCATACCTTTCTGCATCACAGTTATAAGTAACTTGTCCATTATAAGCCTCCAGCTTCGAATAACGCAGCAAGATCAGGTGTTTCCTCTTGCTGGACTATTTCGGGTTTTCCCAAAGTTTGTTGACTCTTATGTGTGGACGTATCGAAAAAATCAATTGGAGAGGCAATACCATCTTTGATCGAGGAATAGATCTTACGGAGGTCTACAATATTGTGTGTAGTGATCGCTTCGAGTTTCCGTTGAATGCGTGCTTCAATCATCTCCTTGGAAATCCCGATTGATTCGAATGCTCCCATAAGGCGATTGATGGTATCCACATCGGTCTTCGTAACTTTAAGCATGGTTTCAGTGCAGGCCTAGACAGCAAGGTCTACTATGTCACCAGGAATAACACCGAGTATACAAGCCCTCAATCTTCTAGCTCCATTGTTAGCGACCAACTCATAGATTTCACGAGGATCGGTCACAGTGTAATCACGTTCTCTGGTGTGACGAACGTGAGAGACCGTAAAGATTTTGCTGTTCCTGGTATTCGTCTCAAGATCCCAAGCATAGGATTCGACGAGACTTGACCCATTATTCTGTTCAAGTTCTCGTATTCCTGAATCCATGTTACCCCACGATTGGGCAAGTGTTTCAGCTAGCCGGATGGAAGGGCCTTCGATTTTTGAGCCTCCTTTCGCATATTGATAGATGGCTTGCGAAGCGAGCCCAACTCGTTCACAGGATTTCAAGATTCGTTTGATGGCGAGATCCTCATTGCGTGGAAATTTCTTAGCCATAAAGACGGCCCCTTGTACGGAAGCTATTTCACGTGATGTTCTTACCGATTCCATGGCATGTTCTGTAGTGGTCGGATGGTTAATTTCTAAAGGAGCTAGGCTTTGTTGCATCATCGATTTACCTCCTTGATGATACCGAACTTAATGTGTTCCGATCTCATGAATCCTGTGAGCTTGATTGTTTTTGGTCGATCAAGTTCTGCACGAAAATGGACTATCTCAGTTGGGTTTAGGGATTGTGGTGGTGAAAAGGTATCTTCCAGAATAGAGCCCCGCGGTCTGTTCTCAGTTTCCAGTAGTTCAACGGGTCTACAAGCGTTGATTCTGTTCTGATGGTTCCTTTCGGCTTCTTCCAGTTGTTTACGCAAGGCGATTGCTTTACCTAGGTTCCCCTGTTGCTGGTAGTTCAGGGCTAATGCCGCAGCATGGGGGTTACCATCGTTTAAAATATCCAAAGCAGCAAGATCTGAGATCACATCACAACATCTTTTATCAATTTCTTCACTGATTTTCTTATTGGTGTATCCTTTGTTATACCAACTGGAGTTATTGAGCCACTCACATTTCCTAAGGAACGCTTCCAAGGCATCATTCTCTTGGGCAAATCGTTCATGCTTTAATACTCGAATCAATTCATCACGTTCCTGAACCCGAGTTTCCTCGGCCTTGGAAATTGCTTTTTCGAGAGGGACGATCGTTACATTGATACGTTCTTTTATAACCTTAATTTTCTGTTCAATCTGGTCATAGGGTTTTAGTATCTCTTTCTTGAGTGCAATCCGCCTGGAATCCAAAGCTGTAATAATACCTTTCGCACTCGATACTACTCTTTTGGCTTGTGCAATATTTTCCAAGTTTAAATCTGATATGGCGAACTGGACTTGTTCGACTAGAAAATCGCTTAGTTGTTCCAGGTTCTCATAAATATCCGCCATTGAGATAACTCTGATTTCTACAGCTAGTTCATCCTTGCCTGAACTGCCATCATCTAAGGTTCCCTCAACTTCAACAATATTTTCAATTTCATCATCTTGTTTCATCAGCCCGACCTCTTAGTGGCTTGAAGACCAATGGTGGTCTTTGTCTGTTTTGAACACACCGCCAGAAAGCGATGCCCTTTTGCGCAACAAATGCAATGGACTCTTGGACTACAGGATCCTGTGAAAGAAACTTGTAATTCCGGGTGTGAATGGTCGGGAATTCATCATCTATCCATTGACCATCATTAAGATGGCCTGATTGATGGATGATCTTTGCTGTTAGGATTCCAAATGACCAATTGGTAACAAACAATTGAGTACAGATCTGTGAAAAATAGTAAGGGGGGATGATGCCATTCCATTTCACCAAGTCATTGTTGACCCTAATGGTGGTGGTCTTGCATTCCCACACTCCCTGTTCACCTGTAACGATATCCGTCAATTCACCATCGAGAGTGGCCGATATATAGGGGTGATTGTCGTGACAAAGAATATCATACGGGTGATATTCCACTTGGTATCTATTCTTGAATACCAGTGCGAACTCATTTCTAATAATAGGTTCGGCTTCAACACCGAAGATAACCTGTGATTCCTCCCCAATATTTTTTGGTTTTCGTAATCCCACCTTCACATCGTACAATTCATCGATATTTCCCCAAGGATTGTTACCAATGACGATGGACATTTCCGAAGCACTGATATGATTGCGCTTTTCAGCCAACCATGCGATTTCATTATCGAATGGCAGCCGAATCATCGATGTTCACTTATTGGAGTTGCGAGTCTATTCGCAAGCTTTGGCATACATATCTCCCAATCTGATAGTTTTGTACTTACGATAGACGTTTTACCGGACTGGAAATTGCTGGATGTTTCCATTTGTTCATCCAGATATCAAGCTCGGTTTTGTTGAATAAGACTCTTTTACCAACTTTGCTATAGGGTATGGCATTCATCATGACGTATCTTCTTAAAGTTGGTTGTGAGAGGGTTGTATATTCCGAAGCTCCTCCATAGGTCAGGTATGGACTATCCATTTCGCTCCATCCTCTTACTGTCCATGAACACATCCAGATCTTCCTTTTTAAATAGTATTGCCTTTGGAAGACGATGACAGGCAATCTCTCCAGATTTCACGTATTTGCGTAGGGACCGCTGGTCCATTCGCAAGTAACTCGCTGCTTCTTTATAAACCATGTACAATGTATCCACGTTTTCTCCTTAATGATACATAAATTTGTGTTGTCGACATATTAAACACGCAAATTTATGTCTTTGTCAATATTATAGAACAAGAATAACACACATACCACTGATGATAGAGGAGGTTTCCAGATGATTATGTATAAATGTTTACAACCAACATCTTTTACCATATAATGTACGGAAAATAGTGATGGAGGTTTAGGTGGAAGATTTTTGGGATCGGGTCTATGAGATGATGAAAGCGAGTGGGTATACAGCTGTCGATTTAAGTAAGAAAATTGGCAAGAATCCACGGGCGATCGAGTCTTGGAAGAACCATGGAAGTGAACCTCGGTTGAGTGATGCTTTCAAGATGGCCAAACATCTTGGTGTTTCTTTGGAAGAGTTTCTCACGGGAAAAAAGCCGGGTCCACTTGTGACTGGTTTTGCTGATGAGAGAATAGCATCAACGGTAACTGTGCCTCGTATGCATGTGGTGGTCAAGGATGAGACTGGTGAGATTGATATCACCGAAATGGAGGACTCCTTGGTCTGTGTCCCCGTGCAAATTGTCAAAGGACTTGAGGTTGGTCGACTTCGCGCTACGACAATCAAAGGCGATGATATGGTTGATGAGGGCATGGCTCCAGGCGATATAGTCATTTACGATTGTGGCAACGTCGATTCAAATGGATTGTATGTTATCCGTTTGAAAACCATGATAGTACCCAGACGGCTGGAGTTTTCTCCTGTTGATAATTCTGTTTGCATCAAGTCAGCCAATTCAGCATACCAGGATGTGACACTCGATGTGACCAATGAGAATTTTCAACCCTTGGGTAAAGTCGTGGCATTGCTTCATAAGTACTTCCATTAACTGCCAGACGAAGTGAGTGCAGGAAACGAAAGCTTGCTTGCATACATTTCATTCAGATTTTCTTTTGTCCGTAATCCTCATTATATGAAAAAATCCACGCTCCTCACCTGGAACTTACGCGTTCTCCGGTACTGGGGAGTTGTGTCAATTATTTACCAGCGAGTTGAGATATCCCGGGCGAGGCGCGGATGACACTTACATGGTTGAAATCTGTTCACAGTACCTTTCTAGTGTCATAAAACATTGAATATTCGATATATTCCCATTAATGCACACTAGAAATTGCTAATTAACCTATCCAATTATCTGAATTCACAGACAATCAAACACATAATATAATATGTAAATACTTATATTTATGTGATTGACATAATTTTATGTTGTCTTATACTGAAGTATCTTTACTAATTGCCTAACGGCTGGAGGACAACATGCTAGATCTTATCTCAACTGGTAATCGGAAGATCGCGAAAAATACCGCGATCTTCAATTTGTGCAGCGGTACTGACTGCCCAATGAAAAACGATTGTTTTTATGGAATCACAAAAAAATGCTACGCGTTGAAAGCAGAACGACTATATAAGGATTGTTTACCGTATAGACGGAGACAAGCAGCGTATTGGACCGAAACACCAATTGATACCAGGATCAATGATATGGTTGAATTCTTTAGACGAAAAAAAGCAATCAAATATTTTAGGATCAATGAAAGCGGCGATATTGCAAGTATTCAGGATCTTAAGGACCTTGACGCGATTGCGGCAGCGCTTAAGGGTAAGCGTCAAATCACAGACCATATGAAATGATGAGGGCCTCTGCCATGCTAATGGTGGAGGTAATCAATGCAAAAACAGAAATACTACACACTGGACCAACGGGTGG